AATGTAGGCTTCGGCTGCACCATACGAATAGTGAAACGAAAGGCTCGGGTGGTGCGTCTTAAAACCCTGTGACTCGGGGCCTTCGCATTCTACGATGTGGGTGGGGTTGGTCATAATCTTGTCTCCTCTTTGGGGGTGGTGAAATCCGGCACAGTGGGGCGGTAGGGCGGCTGGTTAGACCGCCCGTCTCTTTACCTCCAGCCCAGCAGAGATGCAACCCCGCCACGCAGGTATTCCTGACCACCGCCTTCGCCAATGAAGATGGCCTTGGGCTTCTCCATCGTGAGGGCACGGTCGTCATGCCAGGCCTCATAATCAGGGTCGTCTTCAGCTGGCTCGGGGCCAAACTCTTCTTCCCATTCGACCATCGGGTCATGGTAGACAATGGAACCAACCTGGTATTCAAACGGCCAAGAAGGCTGATGGGCGATCAGAATGTCGGGATTAACCTCCAAGTCGTCCAGCCAGTCCACATCAACGACCAGCGACGGGTTGATTTCTTGTGCTTGGTCGGCGAGGGCTGAGATGAGTTCGGAAAGGGTCATTGGAACATCCTCCTTTACAGGGCTATGGCCTTGTATATTAGGTAGAGTTTCAGGGCAAGCAAGCCGAAGCCAGCGGCCAGGGCAACGTAGTCCCATAGCCAGTGCGACTTGCCATAAATCTTGTTGGCCAGCGGGGCAGTATTCCACTTACCCCAGGCTTCCTGCGCCAGCAGACGGGCCTTCATTTCTTCACGGGTCTCGTCCATTGGGTTGTCCTTTATAGGGCTACGCCCTGTAAACTTGGAGTGCAGGCTAGAGGGTTGTCCCTCAAGGCTACACTCCGGGGTGCAGAAACACCCCGGAGGGCCCTGGCATCATGCCAGGGGGTCTTCAGCCATCTCCTTCGCAGGCTCTTCGACCTCCTTGGGTTCTTCGGCCACAGGTGCCTCAGCCTTGACGGCCTTCTTGCGAGGGCGCACAGGCATCTTCACATTCGGGTCAGAGTTCAACTTGGTGTTATACCAGCGCAGGCACTTGACCGTCGTGTTAGCCTCGGGGAACTCGGCCAGGACCTTGTCCAGGACGTAGGCGTAGGGGTGACCGATCGGCTTGCCATCCTCATTGGATGCAATCTCGATCAGAAGGGCCTCGGCGACTTCCCGAATGGTCTTGCTACCCCTGGCCGCTTTCATGGCCGCGGCCACTTTCTCAACCAGCAGGTCTTTGCGACCGTTCCACTTGGTGATGGGCTCGACACCCTGGATGGCATCGTGCTGGGCGACGAGTTCTTTGATGGTCATGGTTTCGATGGTAGACATGGTAGTTCTCCTTGGGTTGTGACACTGTGGTGTGTCGTGGTTGGTAGTTATAGAATGTCGTGTCTCTCAAGACTTGTAAAGTAGAAAACCGCGAGTCATTCATTGTTTGTTGCAGGCATCCGCGGTATTCTGTTTCAGCCCTTCAGTTTAGCCCGGGCACTGTTCGCCGCCCGCACATCAAAAGGTGCATCCTCATCGTCTGTGAACGACCCGTCGTGGAACTCAACCAGCAACAGGAGGGTGTTCCGTTCCTGCTGGGTCAAGGCGACGATGCCTGACAGGTAATCCAGCTCGTTGAGCAGGTCGCCCAGACGCCTGCGCCAGTGGCGCAGGTTTTCCAGGTTGGACGCAGGGTCTTTGGTGTAGAGGCGGATAGCATCACCAATAATGTCAGCCTCTACGAGGGTTGAGGTAAAAAGCTTAGGCATGGTTTTCTCCTTCACAGGACCTGTCCTGTGCACAATAGGGCAAAAGCGCCCAGGAAGACTGTTGGTCGATGCAACCTAAAGGGATGCAACTCCAACAGTCCAGCCAAGGGACTTCAGTGAACCAGGGCAAGAACCTCAGTCCAGTCGTCGGTCGGGCCTCGCATTATTTGTCGCGACCAACCGCTTCAAGAGCCGAGAGGTGATCCAGCTCGTCGATCAGGTCCGCTTCAAGAGCCGAGAGGTAATCCAGCTCGTTGAGCAGCTCGCCCAGACGCCGGTGCCAATGGCGCAGGCTTTCCAGGTTGGACACAGGGTCTTTGGTGTAGAGGCGGACAGAATCACCAATGGTGTCAGCCTCTACAAGGGTTGAGGTAAAAAGCTTAGGCATGGTTTTCTCCTTCACAGGACCTGTCCTGTGCACAATAGGGCAAAAGCGCCCAGGAAGACTGTTGGTCGATGCAACCCTAAAGGATGCAACCCCAACAGTCCAGCCAAGGGACTTTAGTGAACCAGGGCAAGAACCTCAGTCCAGTCGTCGGTCTCCAAAAGGGTGGCACTGCCAACAAGCAGGCACCCGTCAAAGTCCAGCCGGCAGACGATGAACCTGCACCCTTCGAAGTCTTCACGTTCGCGAGGGTCAGGATAGTCTATCCAAACCAGGAAGTCATTTCGCCAGAAAGACGGGCAGACGTCATTTCGCCAGCTCGTGTCCTCCCAGCCCTCAAGATCGGGCAGGGAGGTAATTGGGTAATCCGGAAATTCGGATGCGACGGTCTGTGGAAATAGGGCGAGCATCAGGGGTTAACCTCCATTTGGCAGATGTCAATGTCGTAGGTGTTGCCCAGGCCAGAGTCATCATTGGCCGTCAGGACGTCAATGACCGAGTGGGCTTTGTCCTGGGCTCCGTCGTAGGACGCCCACACAGAGTGATGCTTGGTCCGGCTAAAGTCGGCCAGGTCCGTGATGGTAAGAATGTAAACATAGGTCATAGGTAGTACTCCAGTTATATCTTGGTCAGAGTGAAGTCTTCAGTAGGCTTGCCATTGAGATAACAGACTAGGTTGCCTGTATCGTCCAGGAAGACTGAGACTTTGCCTTGCCTGACTCGGCCTACTCCGCAAGAGAGATGTTTGATGCCAGTTGGCTCAGACTTGAGGAAGCAGGTACTTGTGTCAGGCAGGCGTCCAATGAGGACGCGACATTTTCCAAGAGGATTGGTCATGAGGATACTTTCTCCAGGTTAGGACAGTTAGGCAGGTTACAGATAGGCGTCCTGGCCAGGACGCCTACTGTGTAACTTGCCTGTGTACTCAGAAGTCAAAGGCCAACTGTACTTCACGAGTAGTTGTAGGAACTCTTTTTTCGAGCAGGCCTGCCTTTCTCATGTCTCTCGCGATACTCGCGACGGACTTGTCCGTAGTCCTGGCATCAGGAAAGTGTTCACGAGCCTTGTTCGCGATGGCCTTGTAGGACAATTCGCCTTCGATGAGGCAGGCCTTCACAACGTGAGTACAGTTTTTGAACGTGGACATGATAGTTCTCCAGTGTTTACTCATCTGAGTAGTTTCAAAGTTTCGGCCTGTCGGCCTGTCGGCCTGTCGGCCTGTCGGCCTGTCGGCCTGTCGTTCGCAGTTCGTATTATTAGAATAGATCCAAAGTACTAACAAATTACTAACGTTCTCTGAAGTATTGATGAACTCTTCGCACTGCATTCAGTGGGGGTAGAGCCCAGGACACACTACATGCCGTGCGCCCTGGCCTGTTTTGGCACAACGTTGAATGGTTTCAATAGCTGGTAACTAGAGTAGAGATAGCCTTTCCATGCAGGGCCCCTTAGAACCTGAGCACGCGAGCAGCCTCAATGACCTCATAAAATATGGAAAAATAGGTTTGGAGTCAAAGTTCCTCCCAGTCTAGCATCTTAAAAGCCAACGCTGGCATACGATGGTGCTGTAAGGTGGCTATAAGGATCAGAGCCACCGCATGAACTACACGAGCCCTAGAACCGAGGAACTAAAATGGCGATGCACCGACCCTCCAAAAATATGGCAAAGCCCAACCATAACCAGAAGCGCTCAAAAGAGATGCTGGAGCAATGCGTTGCTGAGATGGCAGATTGTGCCAATGTCTCTGAGACCGCCCGTCGGTGTGGGATCACGCCATGGTTGATGTATTACTGGAAGCGTCGCAGCGAGGATGGCTATCCAGGATACTCCATCGACATGGGCGGGATGGATGATGATGGAAATCTGTTGGTCGCAGAGTTCCATGAGGCTTGGGACGCAGCGCTGGAGATTGGCAATGACTACTTGGAACAGGAAGCGCAGCGGCGAGCTGTTGCTGGTTACGAAGAGCCAGTCGTGCATAAGGGAATTCAAGCATTCGTCCGCGACGCGACCACTGGTGAACTCGAACTGGATGAAAACGGCAGGCCAATTCCACTTACCATTCGGAGGTATAGCGATCGGCTGCTAGAGGTACTGCTGAAGGCGCGCAGGCCAGAGACGTTCCGCGAGAACATGAAGCTTGAGGCGCACGTGACTGGTGGGGTGCTTGCTATTCCCCAGAGCGACCAAGCAAACCTCAGCGCGGAAGACTGGGCTGCACGGTTCCGGGACAATCAGGATGGCAAGACGATCGAAGGCACGCCAGTCTATGCCTCGGAATTGCCACCAGATGGCGTTGATCCTGAAACTGGCTTGGAACGCCGCACTGGCGGGACGAGCGTGCGAGCAGCCATGGAACGGAAGATGGCTCAGCAGGCAATGGACCAGGACCCTGAGCTGGAAGAGAAGCAGGCTGCCTTCATGAAGTGGTATATGGAGCAAAACCGCCACGACGATGGTGCCAAGCTCATGCAGTCTGGTCCGCGTGGCAAGGAATACAACACCCGCCCTGGTTTGTCTAAGGCGGAACTGAAAGCACTTGAGGAGAGCGATCTTGACCCACTTGCCTGACATCACGCCGGAACAAGCACTGGCTGTTCTGCTCCACAATGCAAAGCTTCAAGAGGCGCCCACATCGCGGCGCCCTCTTCCTTTGGAAGCTGTGATCGGCATTGGCAATGACAACCATGCGATCGTGGCAATCCAACCAGAAGACCTCAAAGCTCTGAACAGCATTCTTTCACAGGACGCGTCCTGTGAACTTCTAGTTGCCACCGAGCACGTCGAGCAGACCGACGGTCAAACGGTGCGCACAGACCTTAAGGATGGCAAGGTGGTTGCTCTCGAAAGCTACCGACCTATTCCGGGTGCTGATGGGGACAGTGCTGAAGACCGGCGGGGCTATGCTCTGCGCGAGCTTGAGCCATTCCTGCAGCTGGCCCAAGAGGGTAAAATTCGTGCGCTGGTCGTCGCAGCTGAGTTGGTTGACGAGCGCTCCAGCATCACTTATCCTGTCGGGCAATGGGAACCAGGGCTGATCGCGGCTGTGGAGCTTCTGAAAACCCGCCTTGTAGCACAGGGATAACTGGCATGAAGATGTTCCTCGATCCTATCATGTATGACGAATGGGAGAAGGCCTTCGGCACTCCCTTCATGAAGGCCTACTTCATTCGCTTCTCGCTTGTGGTGGGTTGCCGATGAGTGCCCACAGCGGAGGCCAAGCGGAGTTCCAGCCCGGGTCACAGCGCATTGAATGGCGCAAGACTGACGACGGGCTGAAGGCGTTTGTAATCAAGCCTAACGGCCGGCAGGAAGCAGTGGTCTGGGCTCCTCAGCCTGGATCACAAGAGGCATTCCTGAGTTGCCCGATCACGGAAGTCCTTTACGAGGGCACACGCGGCCCTGGTAAGACAGATGCCCTGATTATGGACTTCTGCCAGGACGTTGGCAAAGGCTGGGACGAAGAATGGCGTGGCATCATCTTCCGCAAAAGCTATCCCGACTTGCAGGACGTTATCGAAAAGTCCCGCAAATGGATACCTCGTATCTGGCCGGGGGCCAAGTATAATGAGACCAAGTCATTTTGGGAATGGCCCGCCGGTGAGAAGCTCTACTTTCGCCAGTTTTCAAAGCCCGCTGACTATTACAAATACCACGGCCACGCATATCCCTTTATTGCTTGGGAAGAACTTACCACTTGGCCCGACGATAAGTGCTTCAAGTCCATGTTCTCTTGCCTGCGCTCCACAAAAATGGGTATGCCCCGCAAAGTCCGCGCCACGACCAACCCTTATGGTGTCGGGCACAACTGGGTGAAGATGCGCTATCGTCTTCCAGTTAAGAAGGGGAATATTATTGGGCAAATCATCACCGATGCACGCGACGACGCAGGAGAGCTTGAAACTCCACGGGTCGCCATTCACGGCTTCCTTGACGAGAACAAGGTCCTGCTACACGCCGACCCTGACTATAAGCAGAAAATCCGCACTGCTGCACGCAATCCTGCAGAACTGGCTGCGTGGCTCAATGGCTCCTGGGACATTGTCGCGGGTGGTATGTTTGACGACATTTGGTTCATGGGCAAGGACTACATTGTGCTTGAGCCCTTTCCAATCCCGGCAAGCTGGCGTATTGATCGCAGCTTTGACTGGGGTTCGAATGCTCCGTTCTCCGTTGGCTGGTGGGCCGAAAGCGATGGCTCCGATTATACGGATGCCTTCGGTCACCGACGCTCAACAGTTCGTGGAGACCTATTCCGCATTGCTGAATGGTATGGGTGGACAGGAAAGCCGAACGAAGGCTCTCGTCTCTTGGCATGGGAAATCTCCAAGGGTATCATTGAGTTTGAGCTTGAGATGGGATGGCGCAACAAAACCAACCGTCGCTGGTCACGGGTAAAGCCGGGTCCTGCAGACAACGCTATCTTCGACGACGAGATGGGCCGCAAGAAGGATGATCCTAGCGCGAAGTCCAAAGCCACTGATATGGGTCAGCCTGTTCGTATCGACGGCCAGCTCTATCATGGCGTGCAGTGGGAATACTCCGACAAGTCACCGGGCTCGCGCAAGCAAGGCTGGGAGCAAATGCGCTCTATGATGAAGTCAGCCATCCCGCCTGAGAAGCGCACTCCTCCAGAAGAGGGCTTGCGTGAAAAGCCCGGTCTGTTCATCTTTGAAACGTGTGAGCAGTTCCAACGAACCGTGCCAGCTCTTCCTCGTGACGAGGATGATATGGACGATGTAGACACCAACGCTGAAGACCACATCGGTGACGAATGCAGGTATCGTATCCGCTTTAAGCGGCGTAATGTCAAGTCCGGAAGCACCACTGGTCATCATTAAGGGAAAGACCCAATGTCCGTTGACGAAAAACACCCTCAATATGACCTGTTCATTGAAGACTGGACGCAGATGAGCGACACCCACAAGGGTGAGCGCACAGTCAAAGATGCAGGGACAACCTACCTGTTTCCGACCGCCAACATGGTGGCCGATGGCATGGACAATCAGAACCAGCCCGGTTACCAGGCATATGAGTCCTATCGCAAGCGCGCAGTCTATCATGACTTCGTGAAGGACGCCATCAACATGATGGTTGACATCATGAACCGCAAGCCTGCTCAGATCAAGCTGCCGTCCAAGATGGAGCCCCTGCGTGAGAAGATCACGGCCGAAGGACATTCCTTGAGGGCGCTTCTGCGGGACATCAACTTCCACCAGCTTCTTCACTCACGCTACGGCCTGCTGGTCGACGTGCGCACTGGCGAGGGCCCGAATGCTCTTCCCTACATTGCGACGTATGAAGCCCCGAACATCATCAACTGGGACATGGGCAAGCGCGAGGACAACAAGTCCACGCTGGACTTCCTTGTGTTGGACGAAACCGAGGAAGAACGGACCAACTTCACCTGGGAAGAGCAGGACAAGTATCGTGTGCTGCTGGCACCTGGTTCAAGTCTGACTGAACTCATGGGTGCAGAGAAGAGCGGCGGCGGCAAAGCCAATCAGTTCTGGTCCCTTGCTGTTCGCGGGCGTGACGCTCTCATGTCCAGCGCTTTGGCTGTTCAGCCGATGATTGCAGGCAAGAGTCTTCCCTACATTCCGTTCACCTTCATCAACGCCGGCGACTTGGAGAGCTCTCCTGAGGCACCCGTGCTCATTGGCCTGTCCAATCTGACCCTGGCGATCTATCGTGGGGAAGCAGACTATCGTCAGACC